CTCAAAGATCTCACGGCCAATGGTAGCAGGATCATCTTTACAACGTGCAGCAATAAGATCATACCATTCTGATCTATGATTACCACGATCTTCAAAACATTCTTCTACCGTCTTATAGCCATAAAGTGGAGCCAATACTGGAAATACTGTATGTTCTGCATTATGCATACTTGAAGATGCAAACTGCAATCCATATTTAGATTCAAAATATTCAGCAACAGTGTCTTTACCGTGACGTGCATGGCCGACAATCAATAGTTTCATTATTAGTCTTTCTTATAAAAAATGTGAGCGCCAATTTTAGTTACTTCAGTATAAGCATTTGCCCACGAAGGATTTACGTAGTCAGCGTGGTAAAACACTGCGCCGAGTGCAAAATCGTCTTCTTGATCTTTATATACCCTTTCAGCAATATCTTTGGCAATTTCCCACTGCTCTATTTCTTTTGGAGTGTGGTCTTTAATTGTATGAGTCCAGCTAAATTGCTTACGCTGATATACTACTTTACATACGTCATTTGGCCAGCTTTTATGCTCAACACGGTTCATAGTAACCTGAGCAACTGCGATCTGGCCGGCTATTGGCTCACCACGTGCTTCGTGGTAGATGTTAAGCGCAAGGCAGGTTTTATCCTTTCCTGCCTTGGCCTTTGCTGCGTCTGATGTACAGCCTATAATAAAACCAGCTACTATAGCTATTGTCATCATAAATGATAGTGTATTAGTGATTTTCATTGTTCTGCCTCATTAATTATTACAACTGTTATACCATATATGAAAAGGAGTGTAAACAACTATTTTCGCTTAATCTAGTTTTTTTATGCCAAGTGCCCAGTTCTCTGCAGCATCCTCGACATACCGCAAAGATTTGTTATGGAAATCCTCTGTAAAAAACTTTTTACCGTTATCATCAAAGTACTCGATATAGATCATTTCTTCTTTTAAATCCATATGGACTTCACAATGACCTCGGCCAGGAGGATCGGCATAATACGTTGAGATTTTTCTATTCATCTTGTACAAATTCCTCTACCATCGGAAAGATCTTAGCGATTGCCTTAGCAACTTCACGTGCAACTTCAATGTGTTCTTGTTGTGTGCCATTAGCAGAACGCAATTCAATATAATGAACCCAAGAGCGAAGAGTACCATTCATATAGACTTTACTTACAGTATTGCCTTCAGGAAGAACACACCGAGCTTGTTCCTTTGCAATGCCATTCATAATTGCCCATTGATACGCAAGTTTAGCTTCATGAATAATCTGGGTTTGTTTCATTGCCCAAGCTTTTTGCAATTCAAGATCGTCACTTTCAATACTATTCTGACGATTCTTTGGATCTTGCATCCGTGCTTCTCTTAGAACAAAGGAAACATCAAGGTCGTTAGGATCGGCGTAGCGCTGGCTAAATTCCTGAAAGTAGAAGCTTCTGTGTCGGAGGATCTGGCGGGCGATGTCCCTCGTCGTGTCGATGCCGATTGTGGCGTTGCACATTTCAAGGGGTGACCAGTGCTTGTGCTTGACGAGATATCGGACGAGCTTTTCTCCAGTTTCTGAGTTGAACTGGTTAGCTGGGTTAGATACTCGGGCACAGTAGGCAATAAGCTCAAGTGCGTCATTGAAGTGCTCCTTAAATTCTTCTGATGGTGCGGGTTGCACCACCAGAAAGGCATTCGCTTTTGAATACTGATATGACATTATCGACCCATTGCCATAAGAGGATTGACCATACCCTTTTCAGGATTTTGATTATACTTCACGTAATCCTTACCACTAATCTTATAGGTGATAAATTGGCGATTGGTTTCTTCCTTATTAGGGTTTTCCATCGTGATTTTTACGTTCTTGCCTTTAGCAAGCGCGTTCAATTTACGGATCATCTTGTCTGCGTTTGTCATGCCTTGACTGCCATATCCAATGGATGAACGACGCTCACCCTTTGATACGTTGCCGGTGCTATGTCTTTTCTTTCCCATAATATTCTCCTAGAATTTAAAGTCTTCAAATTTTTTCTGATCTTCACCCTGATTGGTTCGATCAAACATTGGTGTGTCGTTCATTAAGTTTTGGCTAGTATCATCAGCATCAAACAATCTCATCTTAGATCTATCAATACCAACAACAAAGCGTTTATTTTTATTTGGATCGTTGTATCTATTCTTCAATTGTTTGACCATAATCTGTCCTTGTGCATCTAACTCTTCGCTAGATACCAAAGCAAACATTAGGTCTGCGGTAGCGGGTAGTCCAAAAGACTCGGACGTATCTTCAAGCCCAGGATCCGAACTAGAATAACCAGTGCGAGTCGTTTGCGTTGCAGAGACGATCGGTAGGTCAAATTCGACAGCGAGGCCACGTAGTTCTTCAGCAATGGCTTTAATGTATGCATAGCTGTTTACTGATCCTCCCATTTTCATTCTTGCTGATGCACAGATATTAAGATAATCTACAAAGATAATATCTGGGACAAAGGCTTTTTTAAGTTTCAATTCATTTAACAATGCTCTGAAGTGATTAGCATTAGCCGAACCGGTTGGATACTCTTTAACAATAAGTTTACCATTAGTTTTAGTCTTAAGACTGTTTACACGATCTTTAAACATCTGCTCATCCATACTATCAATTTGTTCGATAGGAATGTCAAGCAAGTTGGCGTCGATACGTTCAGCTACACGTTCTTCACTCATCTCCATGGATATATATAGAACATTTCTGCCTTCATTCAAGGCTGCAGCTGCAACATGGCACATAAACAGAGACTTACCTACTCCAGTGCCGGCAAGAGCAATGTTCAGTGATTTATTAGCAAGGCCACCTTTAGTAATTAGATTGAAATATTCAATATCAAATGGGATCTTTTCTTCCTGTGAATGATAAAATTCATATCGCTCATTAACATTCTCAAGATAGTCGTGGCCGATATTCGTATCAAATGTAACCGCCAAAGCTTTTTGTAGGATATCAGGCAAGGCATTTTTTGTGAGGGTCTTATGCTTACCATCAATAATGCTAATAGACTCCATAACAGCATTGAATAGTGCACGATCTTGGCACCATTTCTCTGTTTTATTATAAAGCCATTCATCATCAATATCTTCAATCTTAAAGATTTCTGGGATGATTTCTACTGCATGACGATAGTGCTCATCAGACATAGTTTGATTATCATCAAGTTCAATCTTAAATGCTTCAGCTGTAGGCAGTTTATTATACTTGGCAACAAACTTGGCTACTTCACGAAATAGTTGTTGATATACTCCTTCAAAATATTCGGGTTGGATGAAAGGGAGTACACGCCTCATATACTCCTCATTCACCAATAGATTACGCAGAACAGTCTGTTCGATATTAGCGGTAATCAAGGTTTATCCTTTTGTTTTTGATTGATTTTTATTTTCTAGAGTGGCCGCAGCATTCTCTAATACTGAAGATAATATCATACTTGCGTACTCTTGTAAATCAGTATTTGAATCGCTCAATTCACCATCAGGGGATGATACAACATCAAAGTTAAATGTCATATATTCTTCATCATCCGACACCTTAAGTTCGCCAAACTTAAGGACGGTTTCAGTAAAGTTTCCTGATAGAATACGAATATCCCAATTCTCACCTTCTGACGGAACTAGCTCGTAGTCCACGTTTTCAGCAGGAAGTGATTTTCCTTCTAAATCAAATGTGTTCATTGTTCTTCCTCCAACACAATTGCATCCATATCAACAAGAGACTCATGTCCAATTTGATATTGTTTTTTCAAAAATTCTTTAAAGTCGGTGTTTTCAAAGATAGGTTTCCAGAATTCTTCTGTTAGTGTATCCTTCGCGCGATACTTAGGATCCACCAATTCGCCTGTTTCTTGATCTACACGGCAGAACCATCCATTCGACGGTTTAGCAGCATAGTTACCAGCAAGAGCAACATCAAGAAGACCTGACCATTTCTCTACGCCACCTTCCCATGATACCGAAATAGGGATCTTGGATTTTTCTTTAACAAAGCGAGACTTCTCAACATTGATAACAAAGTGATAACCTTTGATCTCAGTACCAACTTTATCTTGTTGACGACCAAGAATCCAGATATTATCTGCAGAGTAATAAATCCCAGTGCCACCAGATACAATAGCTTTAGGAAACAGCCCAATTTCTTGATATGTATGGTTAATAGCCAACATAGGAATATTCTTCATAGCAAGATATGGTGTTGCCATACGGAACAAACCTTTCAATGCTTTGGCTCGTGACATATCAGCCACCGACTTCTCATTGATAGCATCTTCTAATTCTTTCTTAGAAGCCAAGTTACCAATAGAGTCAATTACGATTACGACTTTATCGTCGCGCTCTAGCTCGTTAAGCTGACCAATAAGGTCAAACTTTAATTCTTCAACGTCCTTGATAGGTGTATGTAATACTCGAGAGGTGTCAATACCAAACTGCTCAAAGTATGATTGCGGAGAACCAAACTCAGAATCGTAGAACAACATAATAGAATCGGGATACTTCTTAAGATAAGCAGCTGCCATCTTTAAAGCAAACGATGTT